AGGTAATAAGACGCTACGAAGTGGGGCGGAACCTTACCATTCTCGCCCGCTATGTTGCCCTTTTGGCCCTCACCCCACGCCTCAAGAACCACATAGACATGTCCGCCGTTGGTAAAGGTACCTGCCGTACCATTCAGCAAATGTAGCCCATTGGTCCATAGGGCATTCGGGCCTGTCGTTATGGCGCCATAAACAACCTCGTCATCAAAATCGTCCCTTATATTTCTTATGATGATTTCCGGGGAACCTGCATTGTCAAAAGTGGCCCCAAAGATAACGTTATGGTCTGTAGTGCTGGCCGTGTTGTCGTTGAGCGCCTTGAGGAAGATGTTGCTCGCAATGTTTTGGCCAGAGACGTATTTGGTCGTAGATGGGATATACGGGTTAAAGGATGCTGCTGCCGATATGCGGTGAGCGTCGGCATCCGCCACGGCAACCGGTTCTCCACCTACTATCGTTATCGGCCTTACCGTGTACGAGTAGCTTCCGTTTGCGTCAGAATAAGCAATTACCGCACCATCGCTATATGTCGCATTTTGCAAACTATCCGCAGCAAACTGACTATACGTGCTGTTGACCTCGATCTCATTGTCGGATGGGTCTTTGAGTGTTGATGATGCGTTAGTGTAAGCCGCCGCCGTTTCGACAGAAGTGCAGTCTATTTTTGAGACAAACACCTTTGAAGCACCGAGAGTGGTCACCACGTAACTTGCGTTGTTGTCGCCTCCAGCGAGGTGCACAACGTCGCCAACGGTGTATCCCGTACCTCCGCTGTTAACCGCGATGGCTGTTACGATGCCGGCCCCATCGACTGTCCCAATATTTACAGTGAGCCCGGAGCCCCTGGAAGAATAGGTCGCAGTGCCGGTCCCTGTTGAGTATCCCGTGCCCCCCGTTAAAGCAGTGATTGTGGCAATAACTCCCTCATTCGCTATCCATAAGATATAAATATCGTCATCAACAGCAAGGGCGTACGGCTTAGGCGTGGCGTATAACCTTCCTGCTTCCGCTGTCCTAAAGTAGGACGTGTCCAGTGTTACATCGTCCCTGAGCGACGTGCCTGTTGCTGCGTCCTCAACGGCAACCTTTACGCGAACAGCCCCCGAGCCATCATGGTCATACTCCATCCACGTATAGGCCCGCACACCGCCAACTTCCGCCATCTGCGCATTGCTCTGCTTCTTCGATGGGTCTCGGCGCTTGAACTCGTTCTTAAATGAACACGGAACGTAGGTTCCCTTCGACAGGTACTCCGCGTTGCTGAGCTTGGTGTACATCTTCGTGCCGTCAAGAATGAGGGTCTCATTCTTATACTGAGACACGGCAGCGCCCTTGGCTATTCGGCTCGTAGATGTGTTGGCTATGATCTTATCGGCGGCAACGTAGCCGCCTCGTTTTTTGATGCGGCCCGCTTTGTCGAACACGCCATTGAGGCAGTCAGAGAGAGAGTCTGGCGCACGAGTGGCATCCGACGTTTTCTCGTCCATGCCTTTGAGAAACGGGATTGAAATCTCTTTCTTCTCTAACGGCATCAGAACACCCACAGACTGACTGTCGCCGGGTAGCCTATAACCGTCAAAGGAATGTATTTCTCAGGAGAGAGGTTGTCGGCATCGACCACAAAAACAACAACCTTCTCGTTAATCGAGACGACGATGTAGCCCTTATATCTGCGCCCCAGGCCGTGGTAGACCATGGTGGTCTGGCTGGCGGCGAGTTCCACATTCTCAACCAGGCGCCCATTGATGATGCCGCCGAGCTGTACACCCCGCGCAAAATCCTCAACCTTGTCTTGGACCCGGTTAAGTTCGTAGTTGTCGCTTCTATATCTTTCGAACTCGACCATCAGAAGCCCCGATAGTTGATGTAGTCTTCGAGGTAGACACCTGTGTTGACGTCGCTGATTCTACTGTGCTCGCCAGCGTCTCGGTTGCCCGCCGCAGACTCAAGCCGCTTTCGAAGCTGCTCTTTGTAGATCATGTGCGTCTGTATGTCAGACTCTTCCTTCATCAGACACTTGATGGCCGCATCGACCACCACGTATTCCTCGTAGCCATTGGCTATAGCGGGGGCCTTGTTTACCACCGTCTTGTCCATGTACTCGGACTCGCTTGTCGAGAACCTCTGCGCCTCGGGCACGTAGTGTAGCGTCGCCGTCCCTGATGTTGTCGGGGAGGGGATGAACTTAATCTGATTGCCCTGAATGCTGTATCGGGTGTCTGCAATCCGGGCTGCTGCGACAGAGGGCGAATTGTACATATTTCGCTCCTGAAAGGTGTAGCGCCTCATACGGTATGAGACCCCACCCGCGTCGAGATCGACGCCCAGGGCCTTATAGAACGTCGCTGGTAGCGTTCCTGGGTTACCCCCTGGGAGAGTATAGGTCGTTGTCGAGACGTAGTAGTCTTCGTACTTATCCACGAGTAGATCGTGAATCTCCGCCATGCCCACGTTGACGTAGTCAATAATCTCGGCATCTGAGACGAAGGCGGACCCCACCATATCGGCCCGTTGTCTTACACGGGTGATGAGCTGGGCGAGGGTGGTCGTGTTATTCGGCATCCAGCCCCCCAATGACGGACCGGGGGCTTTCGCCCCCGTCCAATTAATTCATACTAATGTCGTGAAGATCTTGTAGCGCTTGCGCCACCATCTCTCCATCGCCATCTGCGATAGCCTTGAGGAAAGCATCACCTGCTTCCTTCTTGGCCATCTTTGCGTAGCCTTCACCCTCTTCTTTGCCTTCGGATGACTCCTTGGCTTTATCGAGGATCATGACCGCCAGGTTTCCTGGATCGGGCATTTTAGGCTCCTTAGGTTACGCTGCTGTTTTTGAGCACGATCAAGAATGAAAACTCATCCCCATCTTCAAACACCTGAGCATTACCGTCGTCGTCGGTGAACTTAAATCTCACCGATGGCGTGGCACCGCTGACGTCATGCGAAACGACGTAGGCAAACGTCTCATCAGGTGCCGATGCCGTGACAACAGCACTAGCAAACATCAGGCTAGTGTACTTGTCATCCAAATAAATCCAGTAATCACCAGTATTTGCCCTCGTGGGTGTAAACCCAATGCCGTCCGCAACAGTAGAGACTTCACTGCCGTCAATAGAGACTCGACCACAAATGAGCTTCAACTCACGCTCAAGCGCCTGCACATCCTTAAAATCACGATTCGCCATAACTCAATCTCCTTTCATGAGCCTGAATTATAGTGCTACGCGGCAGTTATAACCCGGCGCATTGCAGGCGACGTTGCCGTAGTAACCCAAGCGTACCTCGTAAGCATCTGCTGCACTTTCGCGGAGCATCCGATTATTATCGAGGTCCAAAAACATCGGTGCCTCACCAAGCGTGTTCAGGCTCCAAGTATCCATCTGGAGCATCCAGGCGACGTTGGGCTGACAGTTTTGGTCAGGAACAATCTTGATAGTGCCTCGTGGACCGCGCAGAGAGATGGCCGCAAAGCCAATATCTACGTCACGGGCCTTGGCTTCGTCGTAAACGACCTTGGAGCCGAGGGCCTTCTCAAGATTTGAGAAAGTGGCAAAATCCACCATGCAGACATCAGGGCTTCCGCCCTCACGCGCCACACGGGCTGCACCACCGATAAGCGCTTCCTCGACTGGAAGAGCAGATCCATCGAAGCGATTTCCCCCGAGACGGGTAACGTCTGCGGTTCGATCAACGCCGAAGAATGAAGTGGCGCCTGGAGCCGCCGTTGGGCACCAACCCTCAAGGCCGCTAATCATAGCGCCTCGGTCACCCTTCACAAAGATGTATTCATCTGCTGCGATGGTACCCGATGAGTCATAGGCTTCACCCGTAAACGTCAAGGTGCCGGCGTCACGATCGATGGCATCAACAGTGAAATCACCGTTTGAACCATCGCGAGTACGCTGAGTACCGCTTGTTAACGCGTCCCAAATGTTGAGAACCATGCCAACCTCAAAGTTGGTGATGTCCTCCGCATTCTTCAGCGTGACAACCATGGCCGACGCGACACTAGGCTCTGCGCTTACCTGGCCGCGAGCACCATTTCCATCGCGATACATTGCAATCGCAAGAGAGCGGGTAAGCGAGTTCAGGGCACCATCAATTTCCATTGTAGCGTAGCGCAAGAAAGCATCACTGTCTCGCTCTGTTGCCTTGATGGATTCTCCGGTAATTGATGCGAAAGAATAGTCTTTTGCCCGTGTTAGAACAAATTGCTTCAGCGCAGAGGTCGAGGTGTTCGCCTGGCCTGTTGCAAACGTCGCACTACGTCGTTGCGGGTTTGAATAGAGCAGAGGAATCGGCATATTCTCGCCACCGAACTTGGTGTATTTCGGCATCATAGCGAGAAGCGGATTGTCTTTGTAAACCATGTTCTGGACGCGAAGGGGCTTGTAGTGCTCCTTTAGCGCCTCGGTAACGGTTCCTACGTCGAGTGGACTAGCCATCGTTTAACTCCAAAAAGCTGTGTGGGATCACTCCCAGCGAATTAACTGAGCGACCCGTGCTAGAGACTTTTCTTTGCTCTCTAGGACGCCGCTGGACGGTTCTGTTTTCTTAGCAGTGTTTTCATTGCTAAGTGTTTTTGGCCGTGTAGATTTCGCTGGCTCGGCTTCTGAAGTCGCTTTTTGTTCAGGCTCTTTTTGGCTAGCGGCCTGCCACTGGTCTTGCAGCTTTTTACTGCCTAGATATCGCTGTGCTTCGGATTCGAAATGGCCTTCGACCATTTTTGCAGCCTCAGAATACTCCATGATCTCTTTTGTGCGGATGTAGTGCTGTTGCATCACTTCCGCCACGAGACCGTAGGCATCGTTCGACTGAACGAACTCGTAGTCACCTCCATCGTCGACGAATTGCTTGACGTTGTCAATTAATTTGTTCCGAGCTGCCTGGGCCTGGACTTGCTCGCGCTGCTTGTGCTCTTCGTTGTAAGCGCCTTCGAGCTTATCGAGCCGAGCACGTAAAGTCTCATTCTCAAGCCTTAACTGCTGGTCTGCCGTAGGCTCGCCCTCATTGATGACCTGCTGCGTCAGAGCGTCGTAGTCGATGCCCAGCTTTTTCATCGCCTCATAGGGATTCTTGCTCGCCAGCTCTTGAATACCGGAGTACTCATTCTTGTGCCCCTGCACTTCGCTGAGCCGGGCCTCCATCTCCTTCATCCGAGACTCGCGCTGCCGAAGGTCCCTTTCCTTTCGGGCGATGGCACTAAACTGCCGGGAGAAGTCAGGCTTCTCCTCGACCGCTGGCTGCTCTTCGGTGGCTTCCGCCACCGCCTCTTCGACGGCCTCTTCGACGACTTCAGCCGGTGGTGCCTCTTGCTGCTCTTCCATTCAAATCTCCTACATGGGCATCGGAGCGGCTATCTGCTCCTGGGCCATTTCTTGTTCTGCCATAGAGGTCGGGCGAGCACCCTGCTGCGCCACATCCTGCTCCATGGGTTGTCCTGGCATCGGGGCCATTGCCTGCTGCTGCATGGAAGCGAGCATGCCCACCGCGTCTTGGAGAAACCGCCGCAGAAGGTCGAGACGCTTCTCCGGCACGCCGTCTATCTTCGCCTTCAGATAAGCCGACTGAACCATCTGCACACCCATCGCCAGGTTCATAAATGGCTCCGGTGGGTTGTATCGGCCCTTACTAATGGCTTCATCGATGATTTTATTGAACAATTCCTGAGATGCGGTCGCCAACTGGTTCACGGCTTCCAAATCAGGGTAATCAAGGAGCGCACGGGCCTCTTGCTGGCTCAACATGCCCGCTTGGAGCATCTCGATGACCTTCTGGAGCTTCGCAGCCGGTGTAGTCGGGAGTAGCGATGTTGGGTACACCTTCATCGCGTATTCCGTCTTATCCAGGTCGATTTCACCCCAATTTATCTTCTCGATGCTCTCGTCACCGTGACTCAGCACGTCATAGGCGTCCCCGCGCTCCGCAATGCCCCTCGCAAGGTCCAACATCTGCTCCGCGACCTCCAAAAAGAGGGTTTCATAGTCTTTAGCGACCATAATGAAGCGTTCAGTCTCAATATCTTGGAATTCACGAAGCGCAACGCCCGATTCGAGGCCCGCAGGCTTCTTAGATTGGGCTGCGAGCACGCTAACGCCCGAAATCTCGTATGCACGGCTAAATAGGCGGTCCAAATGGCTAAATATCTCGCCAGAGACCGTTTTAGGCACGTAAAACGTCGGGGGAGTCCCCGCATACTCAATTATTCCCCAAATCTCATTATTGATGTGTGCTTTGGAGATTTTAGAGCCTGCTTCGACGAAAACCTTCGGTGTGGCCAAGTGCATCTGCTCTTGGATGTTCCGCAGGAGCTTGTTGATCTCTACTTGGATTCCGGTGAGCTGTTCAGCCAATCCCTGACCCCAGAAGCCGAGTAACCGTTCGGTCCACCGAA